CTTCCGTAAGTCGGCCAGTTAGAAGCAGTGCAGTGGCTGCAATGCCACAACTAACTACCATCATATGGAGGTGTTGTTTATGCCTGATCCAGGTCCGCGTTTCAGAACGAAGGCAGTACGTTCGAATGACGTTGGGTTGCAAAACCCAGGTACTTCGACTTACCGCATTCCACTAGGTAAATTTTACCTGGTGAACCCAAACACCGGCGTCCGTTCTCCCATGCCGGGAGTTACGGATTACGTCGATGTGGGTAACCCTTACCAATATGTTGCGATGTGCAAGGATGAAGTTCATCCGGGCCCACCGTATACATCGGGAGGGGATTTTCTGAAAGTTTCCGCGGAGCTACCGAATCCTCGGGTAATGGGAGCAGGGAAGTATAGCGCGTACCCCACGGACCTAGATAATTATCTAGGTGCCACTGGATATGTCCGCTATGAAGGGGGCTTTCTCCCTTCGAATCTGTATTATAACGATTGGAATTTTATTCCAACCGTTGCAGATCCACATTTTGCTCCTGATACATCGGCATATGAACTACAGGCCTATCGAAGGACTAGGCCTAAGATTGAGCACGCGTCCGCTTATGTTTTCGTTCGAGAATCCAGGGATATCCCTCGGATGCTCAAATCTACCAGTCGGTTCTTTCACGATATGTGGAAGGTCGCTGGCGGAAACATGACGGGAAAAGTCATGTCACGTAAAAACGTGGCTGATCACTTTCTCAATCACCAGTTTGGCTGGGTGCCGTTTTTATCTGATTTACGTAAGTTTTATACTACGTATCAGAACGCTGCGATCATTAAGGGAAGATTAACTTCCGAAAATGACCGCTTTGTACGGCACAAAGTAGTTCTTGATGATAAGTCGACAGATAAGGTCTTTGATTCCGGTACTGGCTGGATATGTTATCCCGCTGGTTACTGGATCAATCGCCTAATGACTTCTGGGCAAAGTCCGACATGGGAAATAAGAGAGCGTAAGCACTCTTATGTATCCGCAGTCGGGTCCTATAAGTTCTATCGACCTGAGTTCGACATGAGTTTGCCGGATTACAATTCGGCTTGGAGCCGTATCCAACGAGAGTTGGATATATACGGTCTCCGTATAACTCCTGCGAACGTCTACAAAGCAACACCATGGTCTTGGCTCATTGACTGGTTTACTGAATTTGGCTCCAATTTGGAGACCATAACAGATACACTAGTCGACGGAGTCGCGGCGCAGTACTTGTATGTAATGCGGCACGATTCGACTGAGCTCGTATTTAATCAATACGCGCCTTTCAAATCGGGTCCGCTATCGATGACTCAATCGATGACAATCGATGCGAAGATTCGAAAAGCAGCAAGTAGTCCATATGGATACGGCCTGACGTGGAACCTTTTAAGTCCACGTCAACTTGCGATCTTGGCGGCTCTGAAAATAACCCATTAAGAGGATTATGTTACCTGCTAGGTACATATCCTCGGTTTGGAATTTTCTTCCACCTCGATCTATCTACTAATTGCCTTAGCCAAGTTTGTTCCCCTGGCAAGGAATGGACCGCAATTAGTTAACCGCCTGTAAAACTTTGGAGGTCAACCACTATGTTTGCTGATCCGCAAACGGTTACCGTTAATTCTGTGGCTCAGGTCATGGCGAGATACCTAGTTGAGGGTACAAAAAGTACCTATCAAATAGCTGATGAGACGTATCGTCTCACTATATCTCACCAAAAGATCGGGGGCGATCGAATTCGTTCGATGGTCCGGATCGACCAGCGTGCCATAGTCACAAATCCTTTGGATTTGTCTAATGACTATGACACCTTGAGCTTTTATTTCGTGATTGATAGACCCGTTTACGGGTTTACTCTCGCGCAAATACAGAATCTTATAGCCGGTCTTAAGACCTGGCTAGATAACACCGCAATTGGGAAGCTCATAGGAAGCGAAAGCTAACTATCTGCCACCAATTGTTTTTCGGTGTTGGTACCGTTTGGTCGGTGCCAATACTGGCATCGACTAAGTAGACTGTGTGGCTTGAAGCCGACCCCCTAATAAGGAGGCAGCTTGAAAAGCAACGCAAGTGACTACCTAAAGTTGGTACAACACATCTATATAGATGCTTGTACCAAGTGTATCGCTGATGTCTCTGATTTACGTGATCTTGAAACAATTAGATCACGGGTCAAAGATGAAGGATTGTCGTTTTTGACGATAACCCTCCCCCAGTTTTGCCGAGACTTCGAAAGAAGCTTGGCATCTGGGATAATTGACTCTTCACTATTCCGGAGTTTCCGGAAGAATGGAGCAATCCCTGCATTTTTGCAAGGTATGTTCAGTCAAGTCTTTGACCGGGAGACGGGAAGGATTGTTAGTAATGAAGAACAAAAAAGCTCGAACGTTATCTCGTGCGTCGAGGGGATCAGGCAAATTTGCCTGTTCTTCAAGAAACTCGAGATCAGCTGCACTCCCTTGCGGGAGAAAGCTGCGTTCGAAAACTTCATCACCATTGAACGATCTTTTGATGCATTTTCATTGTCTGAGTCAGAGAAGGCTAAGTTTCTTAGCGTCTCTGATATGTTATGGGGTGTTATGGTTAGTAAAATATTACTATCCAAATGCACTCCCAAACATGGTCCCGGACAGACTGCCGAACATATTTCCGGAAACGGAAAATATGTATGGCAGCGCTGGCATGATCGTCTTGAGCCTTATTTCCCTGTCGTGGATAACGCGTACCCTTTGGGTATTAGTTGTCAGCTTCAGGAGCTCAATTTGTTATCGATCGTTCCAGAGGATCAAGAGCAACCTGTAAGGGTTGTTTCTGTTCCTAAAACGCTCAAAAGTCCCCGTATCATCGCTATAGAGCCTTGTTGCATGCAATATGTGCAGCAGGGGATTCGATCAGCTCTTTATAGGGCTGTCGAATACAAGAACTGGTTTTCCTCTGGTCATGTAAATTTTACTGACCAGAGTATAAACCAGAAGCTCGCGAATGATTCTTCGATTACAGGTCAATTAGCAACGATTGATCTATCCGATGCAAGTGACCGGGTTCCCCATGATCTTGCTATGGAGATGTTTCGATCTAATCCTGTTTTACAGGAGGCGATCGAAGCTTGTAGGTCGAAGCGAGCTGAACTTCCCTCTGGAGAGATTATCTTTCCTTTGAGAAAGTTCGCCTCGATGGGTAGCGCTCTCTGTTTTCCCGTGGAAGCCATGTATTTCTACACTATATGTGTAGTGGCTCTCCTCGAGATTCAGAACCTTCCCGAGACTCGCCGAAACGTTTTTAACGTTTCTCGCGATGTCTATGTATATGGTGACGACATAGTCGTTCCATCTGCATATGCGATCGTTGTTCTCGATTACCTGCGAAAATACAATTGCAAGGTAAACGCCGATAAGACTTTCTTGAGTGGAAACTTTCGAGAGTCGTGCGGCGAAGACGCTTTTCAAGGTGAGCGGGTTACACCCGTATACCTTAAGAAGATCGTCCCTGAGAACAAGCAAGATGCTGACGCTTTGATTTCTTGGTGTTCCTCAGCAAATGCCCTTTACAAAAAGGGTTACTGGAGAACTTCTTCTCTACTATTTCGATACGTAGAGAGGATACTAGGGCCTATGCCTTATGTATCCGAAACAAGCGCGGCATTAGGCCGTAACTCGTACCTAGGTTATCGTTCCACCGAGAGGTGGAATCGTGACCTTCAACGCTTTGAAATAAAAGCGTGGGTGGCCAGTCCAGTTTATCGTACTGACAAACTGGATAGTTATGGTGCTCTGATGAAGAGTTTCCTTAGCAGGTATGATCATAATAATGATCTGCCTCCAACGGATCCTCGGCATCTCGAGCGATCTGCACTGCACGGCGCAGTTACACTAAAACGCCGTTGGGTCCCCTCACAATAGAGGGGTACAAGGGGGGCTAGTTGCCCCCGGGGACGTCTC